CTTGCGCGTGGCCCCATCCAGCTGCAAGGCCAGATGCTGATCACCGGCCACAGATGGGGCGCGGTCTGCGTGCTCTACCAAGGCATTGAGCTGCGAGTGTTCCTGTTTGCCCCGCACAGCGAGACACAAAAAGCGATCATCAAAGCTGTGCTGGCCTTTGAGCACAAGTTGCAGACCTACCGAGACAGCGGTGCCATTGACTGGTATCCACCACAAACCAGCAAGGAGATGGACCGCATGTACCCGCAGGCCGTGGCCAAGGAAGAGATTTCCCTTGACATGCAGGCCGAGCGCTTGGCCGAGCAGCTGCTGGCTGCCAAGTCTGTGGTCAGAGAAGCCGAGGCCTCAATTGACAACGCTGAGAAGCAGATCAAGGAGCTGATGGGGCAGGCCGAGCGTGGCCGAGCTGGCCGCTTTGTAATCAACTGGCCCATGCGCAACTACAAGGCGGCAGCCGAGCGCTTGGTGCCGGCCAAGGAAGCCTACTCTGTGCGCCAGTCCACGCTGACCATCAAGGAGCAGTCTTGAACCTGCAAGGCAGGCCAGACATGCAGCAGGCCTACGACGCAGCTGTCGTGGCCATGCTCAATGCCACCGACTGCACCGAGCCACAAGCCGAGGCCTTTGTTGAGGCCATGGCCAACCTGATTTTTACCACCATGCAAACCTACTTAACTGAGAGAGAACCAAATGGAACTAACCACCACTAACCGGGGCTTTGCGCCAGCCACCCTCACCGAGGCCATTCAATTCAGCGACATGCTGGCCAGCTCCAGCATGGTGCCAAAGGCCTACCAAGGCAAGCCCCAAGACATCCTGGTCTGCGTGCAGTGGGGCTATGAGATGGGGCTGGCACCCATGCAGGCGCTGCAGAACATCGCGGTAATCAACGGCAAGCCAAGCGTGTACGGCGATGCCATGATGGCGCTGGTGCAGGCCAGCGCAGTCTGCGAAGACGTTGAAGAGTTCTTTGAGAACGAAGGCACGCCCAACCCAGTAGCCGTCTGCATTGCCAAGCGAAAAAATCGCAAGCCGGTTGTTGCCAAGTTCAGCGTCGAGGATGCCAAGCGAGCTGGCCTGTGGGCCAAGCAAGGACCATGGTCGGCATACCCCAAGCGCATGATGCAGATGAGAGCTCGCGGCTTTGCACTGCGCGATGCCTTCCCCGATGTGCTCAAGGGCTTGATCAGCGCTGAAGAGGCAGCCGACTATCCTGATGAGGCCAAGCCGCGGCCAGCTGCCAAGCCAGTCAACCCGTTGGATCTGGTGGCCAAGCCGGAGCCCGTGGCCATACCGGCAATGACCAGCAACCCAGCACTTATTGAGGCCGCGCTGGCCGACACGGTTGAGCCAGAGCCAGTCGAGGTGATGGCCAAGACCCTGCAGCCGCTTGGGTTTGCCCTGCTGGTGCCCGGCAAAGAGGAGCCCTTCTCAGTGCATGAGAGCTTGGATGAGTGGCAAGATGCCTACGAAGATCTGGCCGACAAGACAGCGAGAGCTGGCAAGCGGCCAGCCCGTGAGCGCATGACCGCGCTGAAGGAGCTGCGTGTGGTCAACGAAGAAACCATCGCACGCATTGACATGGTCAAGCGGATCCGGCACACAGCCAGCTACAGCCAGCGCATCAAAGCGCTGGGTGCATCGCAGGGTTAAGCTACCAAGCCCGGCAAGTACTGAGTCTTGCCTGCCACCTTGGTGGCGGTGAGCTCTTGCTTGCGAAGATCGGCTGGGTTATATGAGATATGCACCCAGCCACTGTCTGGAATACCGGGGGTGTAGAACTCAAGGATCAATTGCGTGTAGTCGCAGTTGTCCATGATGAATTGCGCCAGCTCTGCATTAGGTACGCCGGGTATCTCAATATCAGCAGCCATGCCACGGGTATGGTCTGATGGTTTAGCGCCTTGCACACCACCAACGGCAGCATTCACAGCCAAGGAGCGAAACCCAGAGTTCACCTTCACGCCCTTGCCGTAGTGGTCGCGCACCGGTTGCAGCACCTTCTCGCACAGCAGGCGCAGGGCTTCAGTCTCGGCGGCTCCGGGCGTGTTGTCCAGATCATGGCGCAGGGCAATGTCTGACTTCGTGAGTTCATGCAGGGAAAAATTTGCGGTCAGGTTCATGGTTTCCTTTCAGTTGTTGGCCAAGAGTTGGTCAGGGTTCTTGAATCAGTGGCGTGTCCATCAGCTTTTGTCGCCAGCTCTTCAAGAGCTGCAGCACATTGTTCGAATACGGCTGTGGCGGTGGCGGCGTAGTCTCTTGCGGAGGAGCAGGTAGCTGTGGGCAAAGCGGTGGTGGCGGCGTTGATCTGGTTGCGCAGCCCGTCACGCTCAGCGCGAGCAGCAGCAGCAGCGGAAGCATTCTCTTGAGCACGCTTGGCCGCGAGTCGTAGTGCGTCATCTTTTTTCCTTTGCATCTGGGTGGTTTCTTCCATGGCCTGCGCGGTGGCAGCGGCCACAGCAGCCGAGTTGGCTGCCTCAATCTCTGCGATCTGCGCATCCTTGCGCCAGCCCTGCACAGCAAAGCCAGAGGCAAAGGCAGCAGCCAGCATGGCCGCAGCCAGCGCCAGCTTAAGCATCGCTCATCTTTCCTCGGATGTAGGCAGTGGCTGCCATAAACGCGACCACAATGGTGCCCATGGCAGCAGCAAAGGTTGTGGCCAAGCCCATCACCAGCTGCACCCGTGCGTCAGTTATGTATGGCAGGCACAGAAACATGATGGTTACAAACGGCAGGCCCATGGCAACCCATGCCATCACACGCTGCTGATCCGCGAGCGCGTCCATATTTGAGATTTGAATAATGCGCTCTGATTTGGACAGCTCGTCGTCAGTGACAACGCCGTCGCCGTCTGTGTCAAACGCTGCGTATGTTGAATTCTTTTCTAGCTGCTTAGTCATCTTTGTTTCCTTTCCTTTGTTGCTGTTCCACTTGCCGTCTGAGCTTCTCTACTTTCTCCAATTGCACATTGACCTGATGCTTGGCTTCCAGAATGTCTAGATACAGCATGGCACCAAGGGGCAGCATGAGCGCCATAAACACACACAGAAGAATCGCAGCCACTATGTCTTCCCCCACCGATTTATCAGGAGGAGCCACAGCCAAAGGTAAAGGAGGAATAGGGTAGTCGCTATTATTGCTGCGAGCTTTGCTTGCACGTTTCTCTCCTCTTGCCTGAGTTGCCATGCTTCTTGCCTCTTCTTTGCCTCCTGTGCCAGTCTAGCTTTTTCCTGTTCATCTTTGATGACTTCCCGCATCTTGAAGACCTCGCTGTACAAAGCACCCATGCCGGGGGTCTGGTACACCATGATTTCTCGGATCTCAATCTCAAGCTCAGACATCTGCTGTAAGGCAAGCACTCTGTTCATGGCCGCGATGTTGTGGTTCTGCTCTGGATCGTAGACTGTCTTGCTCTGCTCCTCTTCAAGTCTGATCTTGGCCGCTAACTTTTCTTGAAGCGTGAAAAACTCGCTGATATGTTTGACGATATCTGCTTTGATTTTTGTCTCATCAACAGCAACGTACTTAGACTTATTCTTTGAACGTGCAGCCACAGAAGTCTGCTTTGCAGGCTTACTTTTTCCCTTGAAAAATGCAATGATTGGGCCAAGGAACCCGTGAACCTCTTGAGCAATGCCAGCAACTTCGTCATAGGTTTCCTTCACTTCCATGAATGAGGATTTCGCCTGCTTGTAAAGCTCGCATCCCTCTCGGATGTTTTTCACCAAGGCTACAGCGGCCAGTGCAATGGTGAGCGGCATGATGCATCACAGTTTCAGCACCAACGTCAACAACATGCCAATGATGGCCGCGCAGCTGCCGATCAAAATATGCTCAATGCGCTTGAGTCGAGCGTTGATACTGTCGTAGCGGAACTCGCACACCTGTTCGTGCGTATCCAGTCGGGCTTCTGTTGGTGTCATACTGGCCATCCTTGAGCAGTCACCACAGCAATCAATGCAGGCACATCAGCAGCGCCAGCAATGGCAGTCACAAGCCTTGTGCATTCGGTAATCACCGCTGCCCTGTAAGTTACAGTGTCAGCAGAAATAGCCACATTGCGCTCTATCTTGCGGATCACCATCCAGTCAGACTGAAACAACAGCTTGTTGGCGGTGTCTTTAACTGTGGCAGTCCATTGTGACTTTAGTCCTTTGGTGACCAAACGCTCTGTGGTGTTAACCATGCTTCCAAACTCACCCACAGTAGAGTCATAGACTTGCACATACATGGGATTGCCATCTTTGTCAGATTCTTCTCTGTCGTTCAACAGTTTGGGATTGTCTACACCCCAATAGAAGCGGTCATCGTATGTGACTTGTGTATCTGCCACCTCTGTGATGCCAACAGCGTTCTTCTCTGCAATAGAGGTAAGACGTAGCCAGTTGGCGGGGTATGACGTTCCATCAATAGTGAATGACGTGTCAAGTGGTAATGGGTTGCCATTAAGTAAAAACATGTGTTACCTCGCTAAAGAATTTTTGAATGGGTTTTCGGCAAAACAAGCGTAGATGTATGTACCACCGCTGGTATTCCACTCGGCATAAGAGGCACGCAGCTTAAAGCCATTAGACAAAATATCCATACCGTTTGCAGCACTGCCTTCTGCATTAGCTAAGTTAGGATAAATTTCTGTTTGTGTTGCGTTGATTGGTTCACGAGCAGTATCAATAATCCGCCAAGACGCAACAGCGTCTGTTCTTTTGAACATAATAAACCGTGGTCTAAACCCAAGATAAACAAATGGCCCATCTGCACTGCCATTGCCTGTGTAGCTACCAAATGCTGAATAGCCAGCTACTTCAGCAAAAGAATACATTACTGCCGTTGCCGATGCAGACAAGGCAACTGCTGAGGTATAACTAACTACAGTTGAAGTTGGTGCAGTATTGTTAAAAATTGTTGTGCTATTAGCCGCCGCCGCTGTAGAGTTAAGCAACAAATAATATGATTGCGGTGTAGCATTACTTTTTTTATGGTAAACAACCCAACTATCCGCTGAGTTATTTCTTGGTTTCATGATGACCATTGCTGGTGCAACACCAAGTCCATGACCTACAGTAAATGCTCCCGAAGCAGGTGCGGTAAATGTTGCTACGCTAAATCCAGCAGTAGTGTTTGCTCTTACCTGTGCTGAAATAGAGCCACTGGTGTTGGTTACTGTTGAGCCGCCAGCGTTCCATTGCCAGCCAACATATGTGGCGGCACTCGTATTCATCTGAGCCAGCGCACCAATAGTAAATCCTGTAGTGCCAAATGCAGTTAAGCCTGTTGTCTCTGTTGTCTCTGCTGTTGTTGTGTTGCTCTCTAATTGTTTTTGCACACCACGCACAGAGTCATACAACGCATGGTCAGTAGCCGCAGACCTAGACTTAACCCACACCCAATCAGGCTGAAATGATGCGCTACCAACAGTGTTTGCAATCGTAAGAGAAGCCCCTGTACCCGTATACAGCGTAGCCGCCATGTAATTAGCACCATTGCTAATAGTAGGTGCTGGTAGGTTCTGCGTGTTCAGTGCAACAAAGCCTGTAGGTGGTGTGTAGGTGAAGGGGCGTTGACCAAAGTTGACTGTATATGATGGATTTGTGCCACCAGAGCTTGCAACCGCAGGATATTTTGTACCAGAAAATCCTGTGATTGCACCTTGGCTTACATTGTTTTTGTAAAAAGTAATACTGCCAGCATCTGCATCATAAGCAGCTCCAATAACATCGCCTGTAGTAAAAGTTGCTCCGTATGCTGTACTTGTATTGTTGGTATATTTAACTCCAGTACTTCCATAAGCAAGTTCACCAGCTACACCGCCAAGACCAAAACTTCCAGAAGGGGGTGTGCCATCGCCAATGCCAAGACTGGCGGCACTACCCACAGCCGTAATTGTTGTTTCCCAATACCACTTTCCAGTGGTCATTCCAAATGTACCAAGCACTTTGCCAAATGTAGTAGTTGAGCCTGGAGTGGTTGCTAAATTTCCATTTGTAATTGTTGTTGTGCCTCCACCAGATACATTTACTGGATTAAACACACAATAGTTACCTCTACCATTACCTCCATCAGCATATGGTGTAGGCACATCCAGCATGGAGTCGTAGGTTACGCCAGCAGTGATGCTGATACCCGCAGAAGGTGTCCAGTTGTTGCCGTTGCCTGAGTAGTCCTTGCCAATGGCTGCTGCGGTGGCTGCGCTGTTGTCATTGAAGTTTAGATAGAAACCGTTAGTGCCGTATGTACCAGCATATTTTTTAGGTTGCCACACACCTGTCAGGGCGTTAGTTTCTCCAAAACTAGAAGGCGTTAACGCTTGTCCGTCAATAAAATAAAATTCAGTAAAGTAACCATCAAAATATAAAGTATTATCCCAATTAGAACCTATTTTATTGTTTCCATTTGCAAGGGCAACTTCAGGATTTCCATTTAAAGTAACAGTGCCAGATGCCCATGTTTGCTGAACACCATTAACCCACAATATTGCTCTATTTGCTGCTGTTGCCGCTGTGCTATCAAAAGCTAAATCAAAAATATACCAAGCAGAAGGATCACGGAAAACAGCATTACTTGTTAATGCCCCATTACTTCCACCAACATTAAAAAATAAATTATTGTTTGAATTAAAAATAATAAATGTACTGTCACCAGAAGCACCACCGTACCCACTAAACATCCTTTGGTCGGTTCCTAAAGAGCCTCTTTTTACAATCCAATGAAGATGAAACTTTGTTCTTACAGTAGGATTAGCGGCAAATGTCCGACTAAAGTTAGCAGACGCACTTGAGCGCAGACGCACACTGCGGCTGATTTGATAGCCGCTAGGACGGGTAAAGAATAAATCTTTGGATGCAAACATTATGCAAACGCCTGTGCTGCTGTACCAAACCAGCTTGTGCCGTTAGCCACAAAGGTCAGTATGTCAACGCCTGTGGTTGCTGTAGTGGTCAGTGTCGGGGCAGTGCCGCCAGGGAACTTGACCGATGTAAACACCGCAGTGCGTGAGCCTGTGCCATCTTGTGTGCAAATCAAAATGAATGACTTGCCAGCCGTTGCTGTTGGCATGGTGAACGTGCAGTTGCCTGTCATGGTGACTGTCTGCACAGTACCGCTGGTTAACGATAAGGTCTGTGTCGTGCCAGAGTTACCAATGGCCACCACAGTTTCAACATAGTTAGTGACTGTGGGATTGGTCAGGGTCTTGTTGGTCAGCGTCTGCGTATCGGTTGTACCAACAACAGTCCCAGATGGAGCCGTCTTAGTTGCCCATGTGTCTAGATCAGCGTCCCATGCTTGCACGTTTGTGCCAATTACCAAGCCAAGGTTTGACCTTGCTGTTGAAGCAGTAGCCGTCAACTCAGACAGATTGTTTGAGGATGACAAAAATCCAGTACCTGAGACATAGGCAGCTACCCAAATAGAGCCTGTCCATAAGCGCATCTCTGGCACCACGGTGTTGAAGTACAAAGCGCCAGCAAGCAGTGTGTTGCCGTCGTTGTCTAGCGTGGGGTTGCTGGCGTAAGGGCCAAGGTAGCGGTCATCAAAGCTGTCGTATGCCGCCAGCGCTGCATCTCTCGCAGCCTCGGCAGCAACCTTTGCAGTGTTCGCGCTGGTGGCAGAGCTTGCCGCATTGGTTGCCTGCGTAGTCGCCGTTGTTGCGCTGGTGCTTGCGTTACTTGCTGACGTAGATGCATTGCTTGCTGATGTGCTGGCTGCCGAGGCAGACGCTGCGGCAGCTGTAGCAGATGTGGTCGCAGATGCCGCGTCTACCAGTAGTGTCCACTTGGCAGAGTCAGTGTTGGTGGTAATTGGCAAAGCCCCGCTTGAGGTGTGTGCTGTGATAACTTGGAATATGTTGTTTGTGGTTGTGTCTTTGGCTATGTCTCGCACATAGTAGACAGTGCTGGCCGCCCAGTTGCCACGGTTGGTGCCAAGGGTTTCACCTAAAGCTGGATTGCCAGTGGCATCAAAGCCAAGAGTCTTGTTGGCTCGCAATGATGCAAGTGGCAACACCATGTTGATGGTGGTTGGGTCTGTCTGTGGCGCACTCAGCGCACGCTGTAGACCCTCAGAGTTTTGCTGGGCAAAGATAGTCTGGCTATCAAGTTCGTCGTTCAACGTGTTGGCAAAGAAGTCGCCACCCGTGGTGAAGTCAGTAGTACGGGAGATGGTGCGGTTACCGACAATGGCGTACTGGGTTGGCGAGGTTGGTGACAGCGCCAAGCCGGTTGCTGTGATGGTCACTGAGCCGGTGCCATTTGCGTTGATGGTCACCGTGTAGTGCGTAGTCAAGGTGAGCAGCACATCGTCCTTGTACACGGCGATGTCGGTGTTGGCCAAGATCTCAAAGGTGAACGCATACGGTCCAGCGCCACCAGCGCCACTTGGCGCATACACTGCTCGGCGGGTTACGTTACTGATTGGTACGGCCATGATGCAATCCTTCCTGTTGGAAATTGTACTTTTTTAATCTGGTTTGTAATAGAGGCCATTAGCTTTTTTAAGCTCTTTAAGCTCATCAATCTTTAATTGCAGTGTTGGGTCTTCAGCCTTGAGGAGGTTCTTGGCAGCA